TTAGTGTTTGACATTATAGTGTTTGACGAATTGACGCGGTTGAAGAACCCGTCAGGCGCTCGGTTCAAGGCGCTTGCCAAGGTCATCGACCAAATACCGATCAGGTGGGGGTTGACCGGCAGCTTTACGTCAAACGGGCTTGAGGACGTGTTCGGCCAGTGCAAGATCATTGACCAGAAACTGCTTGGTCGATCCAAAGGCGCGTTCTTGCAGCAGTACTTTGTCTGCGTGAACCAAGACTTTAACGACTGGGAGCCGCGCAAAGGTGCGCTTGAACAGGTTATGGCGCGGATCAAACCCGCTACGTTCGTGCTTGAGCCGGGCGAGTACAAGGACAAACTGCCCCCGCTCCACGTCGTTGAGACGCGCTGCGACATGGACATGACCGAGTACAAGGCCATGAAGCGCGACTTTATGCTTGAATTTCCTGACGCGACCGCCATCGCCGCGAACGCGGCTGTGGTCACATCGAAACTACAGCAGATTGCGTCGGGGTTCGTGTACGCAGAAAAGCCGATTTGGATCAGTCGCCATAAGTTCGATAGGCTTGACGAATTATTAGATGAGAACCAACACGCCAACACGATTGTTGCGTACGGATACAAGGAAGAACTGGCCGAATTAAAGCGACGTTATCCACAAGCAAAAACGCTAGACGATAACAATGCTGTGGATAACTGGAACGCCGGCAAGATTCCGCTTTTGCTTGTCCACCCTAAATCCGCCGGTCATGGCCTCAACCTTCAGTTTGGCGGCAATCACATTGTGTTTTTGTCGCTTCCGTGGTCTTTGGAACTTTACGAACAGACTGTGGGGCGGTTGCACCGCAGCGGGCAGAAGCACGACGTCTGGTGCTATGTTTTCTTGACGAACGATACCGTGGACGAACGCATTTGGGCGGCGTTGTACGACAAGCGTAGTATTTCTGACGTGGCATTAGAGGCTTTGAAATGAAGTTGAACTGGCGAGAACTAAATCGGGTCATTAACGACAAGACCGAGGATGAGCTTAGAGACATGCTTGTGCATGAGTTTGAAACTTATAGGCGCGTGACGGTTCTGGAGCGTCTGCATCAGACGTTTACGACCAAACGCGCCAAGCGCGAACGCGAAGAGTTGCTGTCAGGTGCTAAACGCAAAACTAGACAATAGGATAGTCGGCCCATGGAAGCTGGTAGTGCGGGCCGTCTTTTAAACTTTTCCACGAACCGCCCCACTCAAGCGGGATGTCAAGCTGATGGGCCGCGACGTCCATGATGTCGGCAAGCGCAGAATAGAGCGGCCAATCCCACCGGATTTCATCGCCCACCTTGACTGCCAGATCGACCGCGTGGCCGGTCAGATGGCGCGAGCGCATGGTCTGTGACGCGCCTGCGGCGACGAGCTGCTTTTGACGCTCAACCGAGCGCAGACCTTCTGTCACGACAAACGTGTTGGGTGACAGGTCGATAGCGAGCTTGACGACCTTCACAAGGTCTTCATGCACGCCATCAAGACGTTTTAGTGAACGCTCGTCTAGCTCTTTCATTTGGATGCAACGCCTTTAATTTTTTCGTAAGTACGAAGCCCGCCCATGCCGAGCAGGGCAAAGATCAACTCGAAGAGCATGTTGTCTAGGCCGGGCAACGATGTCCACCCCATACCGACAAACAAAGGCCGTACAATAAAATGGTACGCTAGACCGCCTGCGCCAATCCAACCAATCGCAGGACGCCAGCCGGACACGAACATGTTCGGGTTCGCGGCTTCAGCGGCGTTGACTTGCAGTTGCGCGGTATCAAGTTGAAACAGCGCAGCACGCAGTTCAGCTTCAGCCTTTATCTTGGCGTCGGGGTCAGGAACAAATTTATTGAGAACCTGAAGCCCTGCGGATACCGCGTCATCAATACCAAACATCACTTGTCCTGCTTGTTGTCTAACTTGTCATAAATGCGCTGAAACATACCTTCAATATGCTGCATACGCTTATCCAAGTCCATCTTAAGAACGTATTCTTTCGGCAGATCGGTTTCGATCTTATGCAGATCGTCACGCAGGTTTTTTACTGCGTCCCACATCTCACGCGCAAACCAACCACCTACGCCGATAGCTGACATGGCAACAAAATTAACAATGGTTTGTGTGTCCATGACTACTGACCTGCAAGGCTGTTTTGGTTCGGTGGTGCAAGAGCGTTAGCGGCGGGGATTGCCCCCACATACGAAGGCGCGGTGACAGGTCCAACTGTGCGGTTTGCTTGACGTGCTTTCATGGCAATAGCTTTTTCAATCAAATCGGCGGCTTCATTAAGCCGTTTAGGATCGCTTAACAATTCGCCAAGAGATTTAGCGGCGTTACTTGTTAACTTACCTGTGATCCCACGATATACTGCGGTGGCTAACCGAAGCGGGATGTTTAAAAAATCTGAACCTTGAGGCGGTTTTGCTGGCAACTTAAAATCTCTAGCGACAGGTTTAGTGGCTTGTTCTTGAAACCGCGTGCGCCGCGCCGCAATTTGAAGTGCGTCCCGCAAAGATTGCAAATCTTCAGCGGATGTAAATTTAACAAGTTCGTCAACGCGAGCACCGATATTTTCTGCGGAAACACCATCCGGCAGTTTGCCACCTTTAATTGCGCCGCGCACTTCAACAGCACGTGCCTCAGGTACGGTAATGCGTGCGTCTTCTTTAACTATGGCGTTAAATTTATTACGCAAACTAAGACCGTTTGCGTCAAGTTTATCAATTTGTGGGCCGTATTTTTCTAAAAACGCTTGTGCCGCGTCAGCGTTAATTTTGCCGTTTTTAATTGCTGCTTTACGAAACAGCCCTTCCATACCTTGCCGCGCGTAATTCATAGCCTCTGAGTTGTTGCCAAGCATAGCAACAAATTGGTCGGTTTCTGTTGGACCAGCCATAAATTTAGCTATAAAATCTTCGGGTTTTATGCGGTTTTCGCCCTGTTTAATTTTAAACAAGTCAAATTGAAGGCCGTCTTTAAAACGCCGCGCGTATTGATCTGCGAACACTTTAAGAAAATCTTTGTACGCCGTAACTGCATCTGGCGGCAATGTGGTGCTTGTTGTAACAGCCTCATCAAGTTTTTTATGCAAACCCATCAAATCGCGGTAACCCAAAGCATCGCCATTTGCTTTAGCTTTTGCGGCTTCCCTGTTAATAGCCGCCCGCATTTCATCAATATCTTGCAAAGTAGCCTGATTATTTTCAAGTTTGCTTATGCGCCGCGCAAGAGGTGTTGCGCCGCTGATGCCAACACTATCCGCAACATCTTTGGCTTCATCAACATATGCAGTTACGTCCGTTGTTATGTTGCCGCCTCTACGCCGATAATCGTCCGCCATAGGATCAATAACGTTTTTCCGTACAGCTTTCTTTTCTTTATCGGCGATTTCTGTAAGTTTTTGCCCGATATTTTGTTCGTTTGGTGCAGCTACAGTGTTTGCAAGTCTGCGTGAACCTTCAGCCGCGCGGCCCTCAGCGATGTTAGAGCGCGCAGCAAGAAGCGCATCTTGGGTCGCGGCAGCATCGTCAGCCACTTGCGGGGCATATTTTTCAAGTTCTTTTGTAAATTGCGAAAAAGTAGTGCTACCAACAGGCGACGCGGCTTGGCCTGCGCCTTCAACGCCACTCCGGTTGGTTCGCATTGTGTTTACAATGTCTTTGCCTTTTTCGCCAACAGCTTCGCCAAGCCAATTATATTTTGGCCTGAATATGTCCTGCACTTCGTTTACGCCTTTAAGGCCAAAATTAACTAAACCAACTGCGGGTTTAGCTGCTGCGGTTAACATATTTGGCCCTGCGGCAATATCCGCAACGACGTTTGCACGCTCACCAACTTCACGACCAAACGTGCGCGTAGCGGGATCGCCAACAAAAGTTTTTGTCGCGCCCGACAAAGGTGAAAGAAGAACCCCCGCGCCGCCTAATAAATTTTGCCCTGCGCCAGTAATTACATCTAACGGACGTCCGCTAGACAAACCCGCCATAAACCGTTCACTACCGGCCTTACCAAAATCTGCGGATTCTTGTGCGCGCGCGCCAATGTTAGCCCCAATATCGCCGGGGCGGATGACATCCATAAGAATATCAGGCGCGTTCTTTGTCCGTTGATAGAACTCACTTTGTTCAAACGCGCTTGGGGCAGGGCGCGATGATGGCATACCTTCAACAGGCGCGCCTTTTTGCGCTACCATTTTGTTAAGGCGCGCTAGCTCGTCTTGCGACTCTTGCTCGCGTGTTGGTGCGGCTGGTTGTGCGCTGATGTAATCAGCCAATTTCTTAGCCGCTGCAACATCGCCCGCAGCGTGCGCTTTTCGTAAAGCGTCATAAACGTCAGCTAAATCGACCATTTTTCAGCCTTACTTTGTTTTGTACATATTTACTATGTCCCGAATATCTTCAGGAAGGTCGTTATTATTTGCCGACGTCGGTGTATTGGTTGCGCCGTTTGTTGCGCCATCTGTTTTATTGCCGCCACCTGCGCCGGGCTTATAGTACTGCGTATTACCCCACGTCGCGTCGTAAGTTTCTTTAGAGACGTCGTTCAGCGCTTTAAGACGCTCACCTACGCTTTGGATAACTCTACGCGCCTCGCCCTCAGTCATATTTGGCGTCAGAGTATCGATCATGCTCTCCAAATACGGCCACTCGCGTTCAGTAATAGCGCCCACCGCACCACCACGCGCGCGTACCAAACTAGCGCCCGCCATCTTCATTTGAGATTTAAGCGTTTCAATAGCCGCCCCAACATCTTGAGTTTCGCCGGGAATGTACCGGCTACCAAAGTATGTAGAAGTGCCAAAGTTGCTGTTAAACGCGTCTTTTTTCGCAGGGTCTAAAATTTTATCGATTGTGGCCGCAACCGATTTAGTAGATTCTTCCATAGTTTTGACCGCGCTGATGTCTTTACCGTGTTTTTGGCTCTGTGCAATATAAGTATCACTACCTTTTGCGGCGTCAACACGTTGTTTTTCTGCGTTCCAAACTTCGCCTTTTTTAAGTTCGGGCACTTCAGATGTAGTAGTGGGTATTGGTTCACCATCAATCGTGACCCGTTTTCCTTCGCCCGTATATGGGTTAACAGCGGTCATACCTACGCCAGAGATATTTTTAAGTTCTGGTTTTTGGGCCGTCGCTGTTTCGCTAAGTTGTTTTTGAACTGCCATAGCGCCGTTAGCGACTTCCATACGCGCTTGCGCAAACGCTTGGTCTAGCGGCAATGTTTTGGACAGTTCGGCAACACGATCATCAAACGCCTTGATAGCTGTTTCCGGTGTTTGGCCGCGCGCGGCAAGCGCGTCTGGTACGGCTCTGTACAGTGCGTACATAGCATCAGGCGTAACCGCGCGATCAACCCCCGCGTTGATAATGTCAAACTGTTTGGTTATGTTTGCAAGATTAATACCTTGAGTCTCTGCGCCTGTTTTAATGTTTGTCAAACCCTGACCAGTTGCTTTTCCTTCTGCTTCTTGTTGTTTAGCAAGTTGCTCAAGCATGTCTGAGTAGGTTTTTAGGCCGCCGACATTACCACGCGCCAAAAGCCGGTTCTTAACCGCAGTAGGGTCAAATTGCGCGGGTGTGGAACCTTGAATAGTGCCCGGCCCCATAATTGCGTTCTTGGCGGGCGTAAAACCGCTCTGCACATCACGCATAAACTCTACCTGAAGACGGCGTTCTTCCGCAGCTCTACGAGCGGCTTCGGCGCGTCCAGCAGCCGCGATACGACGGTCTTCTTCTGTGTTTTGCATAAGCATGGCGTTTCTAGCCATATCTTGCTGAAGTGCTTGCGTGCGCAAAGCATTGGCCTGACGATCTTGCATCATCTGGTAAATTGCCATTGGATCAATGGTTTTAATTTGTGGAGCTTGGGCGCCAAGGGCAATAGAAGTATCTAATGGCATTAGAATATACCCCCGTAGTTAGATAATTGTTGTTGGCCCGTTGTGCTCAAACCACCACCTGCCGAACCGTATGGGTTTAAATATGGGTTGGTAGCCGGTGGCGTACCCATAAGTTTACTCATCAAACCATAGTTCATGTACTGGTTTGCAGTGCCTGTCAGCGCGCTGTTCAGCGCGTTTGCGCCGCCGATGTAGCCTGATGCGCGCGCGTTTGCTGCACCCATCATAGTATCGCCCGCACGCGTAGCGTAATTCATTCCTGCGGCGCCAAGATTATTGGCGGTCGTTTGGCCTTGACCAAGCAAACTTTGCACAGGGTTCAAAACTTGGTTGCGCGTATTCCAATAACGGTTGTACGCGTTCTGGTATTCGTTTGACGCATAATCTTGGCCGTAACGCTCTGCGGCTTTTAAAGCTGCGCCGGACAAAAGACCGCCACTCGCGGCAGCTTTTTTGTTAAGAGCATTAACGCCTTCGCTAAGACGAAAAGCATAGCCCGGTTCAGACGCTAAATCAGCGCCCGTGAACGGCTTCATGCCTGCGCCGTACCCTGCTGTTGTAGGGTCGCCGCCAATGCCGAGATAGTTCATAAGGTAATCTTGGCCCTTCAAACCCGCTTCATAAAACGGTTTGTTAAGCTCAAGGTTTTTAAGCCATTGCTCGCGTTGGAGCGCAGTTGCTTTGTCGGCAGACTTGGCTTGTGTGTTTGCGGCTTTTTCTGCGGCGTTAGCACCTAACAAACCGCCGAGCAGCGAACCGCCTGCCCCGATTAAGGCTGCTGTTGTGAAGAAAGCCATACGAGTTCCCTTTCAGCGTGGGCGAGTTGTTGTTTGTTAGCCGCGCCGCCTTGAAGTTCGGCAGCGGTTGATTCAGTCAAGTCTTCAACGATCTTATCAACATCTGTTTCGTTTGTCGCGTGGATATTTGTCCACACGGAATCTTCTAGTGCAAAAATAGCACGTTTTGCACCCGGATACGCTATCAGCGTCGCGGGGGCTGTCAGCTCTACCGGCCCGTCTTCGGTCGCCACACGAACGCGGCCCATAGACAGTATGCACATATGGTTGGTCTTATGCACTGCGCCGGTCAGGACTGCGTTAGCGGGTATGAACATCTCGCGGGCATAAATGCCGTCAGCAAAATGATGCTTGATCGGCAAAATTGCCGGATCATACGCCTGCATCATTTCTTCGAGTTGTTCGACCTTTTCGCGCATACTTTTACTCGTACATGACGTTGATCGTGCCGGCGTCGAACGTGCTTGCGCCGGTAGGTGTAACACGAACGCGGTCAAGCGACCCGGACAACGTGATGCTACCCGCGCCGTAAGATGCTCTGGAAGTCGTGTCAAAAATTGTGTGTGATGCCACCCACAAATTTGTACTTAACTGCGTTATGACCATTGACCCAATTACGGTGTACGAAGGATTGCCAATGTTTACCGCAAACCCGCTTGTAGAGCTTGCGGTAACGCCCGTACCACCGTTGGATATTTGCATAGAGACGGACGTGTATCCACTGGTCGTAACAGAGCCGGAGCCAAGTTGAATCAATAAATCATCGCTTGCGGTTATAGACACGCCGTTAAATATAACAGTGACGCGCTCTGCCCACAGCGGGATGCCGGTAAAATCAACCGTCGTGCCAGAGCCTGACGATTGTGCAGTTAACATTTGAAGCCCGTTATAAACCGCCCCCGAAGGGGCGGTCATGCCGGATGTGCCGCTAATAGTGGTTGGCATGGGGATTAGCTCCAGTTGCCGACGTTAGTGACAGAAGACGAACCAAGAGGACGGATACGGAAATAAGAGCCAATACCGACAACTGCTGCGGCAAGCTGCGTGAGCGACACTTGCGGGATGAGCGTACCGCCGACCGTCACAACAAGAACGCCGCTAATTTGAGCGGACCCAGATGTACCAGTCGATGCCACAGCAAGCGAAGTGTTAGCGGTTGTATTGTACGTCATTTGCGTTGTTGTCGCGCCTTTTTGCCCTATTGCGTTCCAATACTGGGTAAACGTAGCCGCGCCGCCGAACGCGAAACCAAACGAACCAGATGTCGCGCTCATGGAGCTAAGGCTGAACGCGCAGTCAAACGCATACGTGCCTGCGGTCAGTGTAACCGTGCCGTTGGTCGTAGGGTTAAACAACTTCTGCGCCGCTGTCTGTGAAGTCAGCGTGTAAGCGCCCTGCTGAAGAATAAACTGGTCAGACAAGATGACGCCGCGCTGCGATGAAGTCGTCGTGACGTAGGCTGCGGTCCCGTCGTACTCAAACGTGCCAGACGGAACGGTTGTAAGCGTATCGGCGGTAAGAATGAGCTGAGACATGCGTAAACTCCTAGTTTATAGAATGACCCACCGCGAACCGGTCGAGATCGTTATTGCCACACCCGCATTGACCGTCAAAGGGCCGACCGAGTTAGCGTTTTTGGTTGAAGGAATTGTGTAAGACGTTGTGACAACTTTATCGTTGAGGTTGAACACCGCGTCTGAACCGCCGCCGGTCGCGCCGCCGCCGATAGAACCCCAAGACGTGCCGTTGTAACCTTCAAACGTTGTGAGCGTTGAGTTGAAGCGCATCATGCCTGAGACAGGCGCGTCAACAATAACCGTAGACGAGACGGTCTGGGACGGCGTGACGGTGTATGTACCCGCGCCGCCAGTGCCTGTGCCGAAGGCCGTAATACGTGTACCTGAGGTGACGCCCGAACCGCTGATCGTCGCGCCTATAGTCAGCGCGCCCGTGCTGACGGTCGCAATGGAAAGCGTCGTGCCGCTGATGGAGCCGTTGCCGTTAAATGCGCCTGCGCGCTCTGTGGTCGTGCCGACAGGGATTTTAAACTGTCCTGTGCCGGAGCTGTAAAGCATACCGGTCATGGTTATTGACCCAGACGACGAAAAGTTGCGGCCTGAGATGTCACCCGTTGCCGAAATTGTTTGGAACGTAGTTGTGCCGGTAAATGCTGTGTTTGGGTCAAGCAGCACCGTGCCGGTTGCCGCCGGGAACGTGATTGTGTTCGTGCCTGCAACAGGAACGGTCGTCAGGTCAACATAACCCGACGTAGACCCGTTGATACGAAGCGATGTGATGGACGATGGCGGAACGCCTGCAATGTCGTCGTTTGTCCAAAGCGTTGTGTCGTTAGCTGTCTTGAGGACAAATTTGTAATTGACATTCGACGTCAACCAAACTTCGCCTGCTACGCGCCCGGCTGAGTCCAGAATGATTGGGTTGGTGTTAGCCACCGCACCGCTCGCGCTTGTGTAGGTTGCGCGGGGCGTAGTTGTGCCGGCGTTATACGTGTATAGCTTACCGCCCGACAAAACGACACCGTTATTGTCTAGGAATTGCCAACCAGCGCCAGCGAGAGGGGAAAGAATAACTGCCATATCCGCACCTTATCGTGATTTTCGCCGTTACACAATCTGGTATGTAACAGTGAAAGAATAGACCGTGGACGCTGTATTTGTAGCGGTAAACCGGAACTCAAATTGGTCGTTTGTAACGTCAGCTAAAACAGCCCCAAAAGCCGTGCCGCCCGCCGTCGTAGTGACTATAACTCCCGCAGCTTGCCCTGACGACGTAAAGTTGCTTGCAACAGGAAGCGTCATTTTTAGGTTGCAAGCACTTGAAGCTGTTGCTTGCACCGTCACTTGACCGCTGACAACTACTGTACTGTATGTTTGCATATATTGGCAAACTGCCGCAGTGCTTGACGTGATGTTGGTCGTGTTGGTCAGCGTCGGCGTATAAGTGCCGCTGTCAATTGTATTCAGGTTTTGAAGAAACCGAAACCATGCCCGCGAGACCAGTTTGCCGTCTGGCTCGGTTATCGGCACGTTGGTGGTTGGGATGCGGTTTGCGTTACGCATTGGTCTGGCTCAACAAAAGTTCGGCCCCGACAATCGAAATCTTTACGGGGTCAGTTCCAGATACTTCATACACGCGGTCACGCAGTTTGGTTGTCATGCCAAGCCGACGCCAGAACGTACGGGTTCCATACGCGCCGATAGCGCCCATTGAAGCCCAATGCTCGTTTGACCATGTATGGCCGCCGTCATCTGACCACCGTAGCACGACCTGAGGCGTGTCGCCTTGACCATAGACGACGCCGACGCCGGTTTCTGCGTCAAGCTGAAGGCTATGTTGTGCTGTCCGGCGCAGATCGTTTTGGTCTTGTGGGAGGGCACGCCAAGACCGTAACCACCGTTGAGGTTGGTCATCGTCAGCAAAAACATTAAGGTCAAACGCGTAAACGCGGCCATCGTTGTAGTCTCCTACAAGAATTTCGTGGTTAAACGCCATTTGGCAGTTTGACCGATGGCGGGTAAATGTGCCGTTCACCCACGCAGCGCGTTCTGTCCAGCTTTGGGTGGAGACGTCATAAGCCCACGTTTTGCCTGCAGACGGGAATGTCAGAACGTAAAACGCATGACCGTCCTGCTGATAGGTGTAACCAATAGCGTCAGAGATGTCGCCATACTGTTGGATTTGCCATTCAACCGCATGGGTTGAGATACGCTGACCTGTGTAGCCATTCGTGCGGTAGACAATGCCTTCGCCGCGAGCGTCGCCGCCTAGCCAGAACACACCATTGTCAAGTTTGGCAACCGAATAGGCTGCAACGCACCCAATTTCGTTATACGCACCTTGGATACGTTCTAACGGAAAATCTGCCGCGCCTGAGTCGTACCAAACTTCAACCGAGTTGGAGCCAAACAGCCATGCTTCGCGGTGGTCGACAATAAGCGATACAAGACCGTCAGGCGAACCTTCGGCACTGGCAAAGTCAAGCGGTTCAATAGACGTACCGTCCAAAAGCGTCGTAATCCAAACGCGCTGTGAGTTTGGCTCGTTGAACACGAAATAGCCGTCAAGGTAGCCGACAGTCACCGCGCCGAGGAAATCAGGGTCGGTGATTTTACCGAACACCTGCGTACTCATGTTGAAAACATAGCCGTCAGGGTTGGCGGCAATAAAAATTTGCGTGCCGTTGTCCGACATAGACACTGGACCTGTGCCGCTCACGTTGCCAAATATTTGCGCGTTGTAGCTTGTGTCGATCCGGTAGAACGTGTCACCCGACACGACATAGGCATACGAGCCGTTAGGGTCAGGTGACCACATGCCGCGGATCGGCCCTGTGCCAAGCGTGGCAAGAAGGCGCAAGCCCGGTGCGCGGTTCAAAAACGCGGCGGATTTGCCTTCGTTTGGTACAATTTCAGGGAAAAGATTAACCATGCGGCTATCAGCAGCATTGACGCTGCGGGCCACATAAGATGATCCAAGGATAGGCGTCTTCATCAGGCTTGACCTCTAACAAACATAGTGTTAGACCCTAAAAATAAGTTAGGAGCATAACTATGGAAACGTGGAAACCTGTACTCGGATTTGAAGCATACTACGAAGTTAGCGACCAAGGCAATGTAAGACGTATCGCGCGGGGTAAAACGCTTACCGCCGACAAAGTTGCCGCCGCTAAACAAATGTTTGTTAATGGCGAAACGCTTAAAAACGTCGCCGAATTTTTGGGTGTCAGTATACCCACTGCGTCGGCTATTAAACACGGCAAAACGTGGTCGGGGGACGTTGCGCACAGATTGGTAAAGCCGCGAGCAAACAGAACTTTTTACCTCGTTGCAGATTTGTGCGTAAACGGAAAACCACACAAAAAAAGCGTGCATAGGCTTGTGTGGGAAGCGTTTAACGGCCCAATTTTGGGCAGACTTGAAGTCAATCACATAAACCTTAACCGAAGCGATAACCGGCTTGAGAATTTGGAGTTGCTTACCCACCAACAAAATATTCAACACGCGCACGACATTTATAGCGCCGAGCGGGCGCATCTTCCTAAAGGAAGCCGACAAGGCCCCCGCAGTAGGTATGTTAATCTTAAACATACTTAGAAATTACCACTAAAAATGTTGAAGCGTTGGCGCGTGCCGACGATGGAGTATGGCAACGACATGATGTCGTCTGGGTTGTTGATGCGTTTCAGATTGCGCTTGGATGTCATGGCGATACGGGCGACAGTCGGCGGTGGTTCGACGCCAAACTCAGCCGCGATCTCACACGCGAGATTATAACGGAACGCACGCAGATAGCCCGGCGGAAACGCCAAGGTTGTCGTCAGCGTCGCGGGCTGTGTCAGCTCTTCAACCGAAATAAAATGCCACTCTAGCACCTTTGTCGGCACAGGGTAAACGTACATTTCAATGTTTGGGTAACTCATATTTATCCATAATACCTGTGGATAAGTACTCGTCACCGTTTTAACAGCAATACCATCGTACTGCTGCTGGTTAATCATTTTGATGCCGTACGAGATGCCGGACGCGGGGTCTTTGAAATACGTCGAGTCGTCCAACAAGACGGGGCGGTTGCCAGTAAAATCACCTGACGGGCCAAACGTACGGCTAATAAGCCCCGGCGCCCAACTAAAAACCTGATCTTGTGTCGAGAAAATAGAAAGACGTTCTGTGTTCCACGAGTCAATCATCTGATTGAGCGCCGTCAGCGCGTCTTGCGACGCTGCTGCGGTGGGGACTTCCGACTCGGCCAACTGCCCAATAAGGCGTAAAGCACCGTTAATTTGGTCAGCGGCAGTCGTGGTCATGGTTTAGTCCTCTTCCTGTTGCTCTACAGGCACTTTACGTCTGCGGCGCGGTTCTAAAGCATTGACAGGCTCTTCGACCGCATCAGGTTTAGGTTGGTTAGGGTCAAACCGTTCCCAACCGTTTTGTTCATCAGCGTGCGCCTCAAGGTCCATTGTGGCGACTTTGGTGCCGTGAACAGGATGGCGTAAATAAATCAAGCTCTTCTCCCTTTGTGAAATGGTGGGGGCCGTAGCCCCCACCAGATTAGTTTACGAGATCGCGTAGAGCGCCCATGCATTGTCTGCTGTCTTGCGTGCGCGAAATGCGCGAACAGTACCAGCAGTTGCTGCAATGGTCATAAGACCCTGCGTACCCGACGAACCAATCGTCCAGCCTGTGTTGGTGGCGATTGTGATGCCGTATGCTGCCGTTGTGATAACGCGAAAATCAAAAGTCGTACCGATTTTTGCGTTGTTCAACGTGCTATCAACGTCAGCCGCAAGCGGAAGCGTATAAATTGCTGTCGCTGTTGGCGTGCCGAGGATAATGCCGTTGGTCAACTGAGCCACGGTCAAAGTTGCAGTGTCGGCTGCAGTGGCCGGAGCCGCTGCAACTGACATTTTGACTTCGTTAAGGTTACCATCGTTGAACTGGTAACCGCCGCCTACTGTATTAAGAGCCATTGTCGTATCTCCTGAGTTCGAAAAGGTTAGCCCCAGATACGTGCAGCCATTGGCGCACGAATCACGGAGTAGCCGTAAAGAACGTCGATACGGCAAGGCATACGGTCATTGTTGATGTCGTACTGGCGAACAATACGCAGCGAGATGCCGTTGTGAACCTGACGCGAGGCCATATCCACGCCCTGTGGCATCAAAAGATCGGCGGTCGCAAACGTGATCGCGTCCTTCTGATAGACAAGGTTCTGTGGATACTGCGTCGAAGCCGCACCGAGAACGGTGACGACAGCGCTAGACTGCGGGAACGAGTCAACCGTTGCAAGAGCATTGGCCGATGTGTAAATCGCAGGCGAAACGCTGACCGACGACCAGTTGCCCGAAGACGCGGTTGCATCAGCCGTAACAACGAACTGCTGCAAGCTGCCCGTGGACTGACGGGTCTGTGGGTTGACGGCATAGACGCTTGCAATTGTGAACACGTCGCCTGCCTTGAAAGTGGCCGAACCTGTGTCGCCGTTGATGGCAATCGTTGAAGTGCCTTCAGTCGAGATCGTCGAACCAACCGTGAGCGAAGCCGAAGCCGAACGCGAGCCGGTTGTGTGGTTGACGATGGACTGCGACATGGCAACTTCGTTGTAGCC